TCTGCAGGTTCAGGAGTTCAGAAAGTAACTGGTAATTTTGGTAACGATATTCAAAAATGTGCTAAGAAAAAATTAGCCGAGAGTGGACAAGTTTAATGAGAACTCAATTACTCTGCACATTCACCAAACGAAATAGATTCTATGAGACAGTAGATATTATCTTAGCTTGTAACGATATAGTATTTGATAAGGTATATGTATTCCAAAATGAAAACGATTATCATCAGTTAATCTGTACCTATAATGTAGAGTATGATGAAGACGCTATACAAGAAGTACCAGACACCATTTCACTACACAGAAAAAAGAACACAAACACACTATACACAATCAACGCACTTAACGATTTAATTCGTGAGTTGAATGATGGTAAGTTAGATAAGACATTTCCTATCGAATGGGAAAATTATAAGAATTGTTTACTGCTAACAGGAGATGAGGGGTTGAATAAAATACCTACTAGAATCTATACAATAGTAAATGTAAATACTTGGGAAAACGAGAAAAAATAATTGTATTTTCAAAATCTTGATGATACTTATATACAATGGTTACGTAAGTAACAAATAAAAAATAACTAATTAAATAATGGAGAATAATAATGGATTTAAAAGCAATCAAAAACCGTCTTAATCAATTACAAACCACAAATAACAGAACATCAAATCTTTGGAAACCTCAACCAGGTAACCAAATTGTTCGTATTGTGCCTTACAAATTCAATAAGGATAATCCTTTCATCGAGTTGTATTTTCATTACGGCTTGGCTAATAAGAATTATCTTTCACCAACATCTTTTGGTAGACCAGACCCTATTGAAGAGTTTGCTCAGAAACTAAAAGGAACTGGTTCTAAAGATGACTATCGTTTAGGTAGAAAAGTTGAGGCTAAAATGAGAACATATGCTCCTGTCATTGTTCGTGGTGAGGAATCACAAGGCGTTAAGTTTTGGGGATTTGGAAAAACAGTTTATCAAGAACTTCTTTCCATAATCGCAGATCCAGATTATGGTGATATTACAGACCCAGTTAGTGGTCGTGATATTGCTGTAGAGTTCAAAACAGCCGAAGAAACTGGTGCCAGTTTTCCTTCGACATCAATAAGAGTCAAACCTAATCAGACTCCTATCACAGAAGATGCATCTCTTCTAGAGACGTTAACAGAGAATCAAAAGAACATTACTGATATATATCAGGAACAGTCTTATGATGAACTAACTACTGCTCTAAATGAATACCTTAATGGTGGTTCATCAGAAGAAGAATCTGAAGAAGAAAAGAAAGTAGATACACCATCTACTAACTATAGTTCTAAAGAAACTTCAGATGCATTTGACGACTTATTTAATAACTAAATAAACCATAATAGTGGGTGTTGAAGCCAACACTAATAAAACCGAGTGTGTGCAAAGGATTCTTTACAAAGCCGGGCACACCCACTTTTATATAGGAGAATTATATGTCCACTAGAGACGAATTGGCTGGTGTCTTAGCCGACACCATTAATAAACAATTCAAGGATATGAAAGTTGCATATTTCTTGGATGGTTCAGACACAACACCTACTGATGTAAAAGATTTTATTTCAACAGGTTCTACAATGTTAGACTTAGCAATATCAAATAAACCAGATGGTGGTATTGCAGTTGGTAGAATCACAGAATTGAATGGTCTTGAGTCAAGTGGTAAATCTTTAATCGGTGCTCACATACTTGCTGAGACACAGAAAAAAGGTGGTGTTGCTGTTTACATAGATACAGAGACTGCTGTCAGTAAAGAGTTCTTAGAAGCTATTGGTTTAGATGTTGAAAGTATGTTGTACTTACATCTAGAAACAGTAGAAGATATTTTCTCTGCTATAGAAGAGATTGTTGCTAAAGTTCGTGAGTCAGATAAAGATAGATTAGTTACTATCTTGGTTGATTCATTAGCTGCAGCTACAACCAAAGTAGAGTTAGAAGCGGAGTTCGACAAAGATGGTTGGGCTACTTCTAAAGCTATTATCCTTTCTAAAGCGATGAGAAAGATTACTCAGATGATTGGGAGACAGAAAATAGCTCTCGTATTTACAAATCAACTTCGACAAAAACTTGGTGTAATGTTTGGAGACCCTTGGACTACAAGTGGTGGAAAAGCGTTACCATTTCACGCTTCAACTCGTATCAGACTAAAGAATGTTGGTCAAATCAAAGACAAGAAAAACAATACCATCGGTATGAAGATGAGAGCTCAAGTCATTAAGAATAGACTAGGGCCACCTATGAGACATGCTGACTTCGAACTTTATTTCGATAGTGGTATCGATAACGAAGGTAGTTGGTTAAAGGTATTAAAAGAACACAAACTTGTTAAACAAGGTGGTGCTTGGTATACGATGGATAACCACAAAGGTAAAGAGATTAAATTTCAATCTAAAGATTGGGCTGACTACTTTAAAGACGAAGACTTCAAAGCACATTGCTACGAACTTATCTGTGATAAAGTTATTCTGAAATATGAAAAGAACTTTGGAATTGATGATGTAGTGGTGGAAGAAGAAGTAAGTGAGTAATGCTAAATATTTGTCTATACTCGATGAGATAAAGAAAAATGGCGGTTCTATTGACGGTGGAGAACCAAATGACAAAGTACTAATTATAGATGGCCTAAACACATTTATCCGAGTGTTTAGTGTTATACCAACTACCAATGAGGATGGTATTCACATTGGTGGAATAGTTGGTTTCTTGAGAAGTATTGGTTATACCATAAATATGATTAGACCCACTCGTGTCATCATTGCTTTTGATGGTAAGGGTGGTTCTAATCGCCGTCGCAAGTTATATCCTGAGTATAAACAAAATAGAAAAACAAAGTATAGAGTAAATCGTTCCAATAGTTTTGCTTCTCAAGATGATGAGAAAATGAACATGATTATGCAGATACAACGTGTAGTTGAATACTTGGATACATTACCTGTAACTGTATTATCTTACGATAACATCGAAGCTGACGACACTATAGGGTATCTCTGTAGACAAGTTCTTACAGATTCTAAAATTACTATTATGTCTACTGATAAAGACTTCTTACAATTAGCTAATGGTAGAATAAAAATTTGGAGTCCAACCAAGAAGAAAATGTATGATGAAGATGCTGTTCTTAATGAGTATGGTATTTCATCTCACAATCTTATTTGGTATAGAGTATTAGATGGTGATAAGTCAGATAATATTAGTGGTGTTCGTGGTCTAGGACTAAAAACAATCCAAAAGAAGTTACCATTTCTTAGTGAAAATCGTATAGTAGAGATGGATGAGGTTTTAAATGAATTACCAGAACATAAAGATACTATAGAACTAAATTATAAGTTAATGCAACTATCAGATGTTGATATATCTGGTTCTACTAAAACAAAAATAATACAGAGAGTTAATGAACCAATTAATAGGTTAATTAAGTTTCAGTTTGAAAAAATGTTCTTGGAAGATAAGTTATTCACAGCACTTCCTAATGTAACAAGTTGGTTGTTAACTAATTTTAATCAATTAAATCATTACGCAGAAAAGACACATAATAAATGAGTGTAGATTACGAAGTATTAAATAAATTTCTAGATATAGATTCTCTTGAGTTAGAATATCACAGAGTTACTAATAATATTAATGACGTTGATATAGAAGATGGTGTAGAAATAATATTTAAATATTATCGTGAACATGGATTCCCACATTATACAGTACGTGAGGATGAGAAATATACTCATATGAAAAAACTTAGAAAGTTTGATATTGATAATATTTTCATAGATAATCAGATAATTCAAACGATGCATGCTCTAAGATTGGCTTGGAATTACTTTCCACATTGGGTTGATGTTCAATGTGGTAGTTCTAAGATGCCTCCAATAGGATATTTTAATGATGATAAGATGTTAAAGGGTATAATTAGAAAGACTTGGATTTGGCAACTTAATTATGGAGCTAATAAGTTTACAGAAAATAGATTTAGACAATGTTTAAAATTATATCAAGGTTCACAAGGTGTAAGTAATTTTAGACCAACTGCTGCTAAAGTAATTTATGAAAAATTTGGTGGTGATGTTGTTTGGGATATGAGTTGTGGTTGGGGTGGTAGATTACTTGGATTTTTAGCTTCTTCTAATACCAAACAATATATTGGTACAGAACCATCTAGTAAAACATATGATGGACTTCTAAAGATTAAAAAAGATTTTTCGTATTTGGGAAAACAAGTTAATATTTATAAACTCGGTAGTGAAGAATATAAACCATTAAAAGAATCTCTTGATTTATGTTTTACTTCACCACCATACTTTGATACTGAAAAATATAGCTTGGAAAGTACTCAAAGTTTTGTTAAGTTCCCTACGGAGAATGAATGGGTAAATGGATTTCTGAAGAAGACCATTCAAAATTGTTATAATGGATTAAAAGAAAATAAGTATATGTTAATCAACATTGCAAATACACCAAAATATAAGTTTATAGAAGAAGAAACTGTAAGGATTTCTAAAGAGTTAGGATTTGTACAAGAGGATACCGTACAACTAACTTTATCGAGTGTTATGGGGGCTGGTTATAAGTATGAGCCCATTTTTGTTTTTAGAAAGGAGAGTAAATGAGTGAAACATTAACACAATTTGGAACATCGTTCCAATCAAAAATTATAGCTTCACTAATGAGTGATGTAAAGTTCATTCAAACTATTAGTGATATACTAGAACCAGATATGTTTGATTCAGATTCAAACAAATGGTTAGTAAAGAGTATTAGAGAATACTTTTACGAATATAAAAAACAACCTACCTTAGAAGTAGTAAAATATAAAATAGATGAGATAGATAATGATGTACTTAAATCTGGCGTAGTAGAAAAACTGAGAGATGTTTGGAAAAACATTGAAGCTACAGATTTAGAATTTGTTCAATCAGAAACATTAGATTTTTGTAAGAATCAGACATTAAAAAATGCTATCTTAGAATCTGTTGATATGTTAGAAAATAAAGATTATGATGGTATAAAATCTACTATAGATAATGCTATGAAGGCTGGTACAACTAGAGATTTAGGTCATGACTATATCCCATCGTTAGAAGATAGGTTAGCGGAGTCTGCTAGGATTACAGTTGCAACTCCTTGGGATGTTGTTAATGATATAACAGATGGTGGTCTTGGTGCTGGCGAACTTGGTGTTATAGTAGCTCCAGCTGGAATAGGTAAATCTTGGACATTACAAGCTATAGGTTCAGAGGTAATAAGACAAGGTAAAACTGTAGTACATTATTCGTTAGAGTTAAATGAAAATTATGTTGGACTTAGGTATGATTCTATATTTAGTGGTGTTACTACATCTAATATAAAATATCATAAAGAAGATGTAGAAAAAAAGTTATCACAATTACCTGGTAAGTTACTTATCAAATATTTTCCAACCAAAGCTGCTTCAGTTCAAACATTGGGAGCTCATCTAAAACAAATAGAGTTAAGTGGAGTGGATGTAGATATAGTTATTGTAGATTATGCTGATATCTTAATGCCTACAGGAAACTTCAAAGAGAAGAGACATGCTATTGGAAACATATATGAAGATTTACGTGGATTGGCTGGTGAGTTGGAAATTCCAATATGGACTGCTTCACAGGCTAATCGTTCAGCTCTAGAAGAAGATGTTATTGGTGCTGATAAAGTTGCTGAAGATTATAGTAAGGTGATGACAGCTGACTTTGTTATGAGTATGAGTCGTAAGGTTGAAGATAAGATTGCTAATACAGGTAGATTTCACGTAATCAAAAATAGATTTGGTATAGATGGTGTTA